GTGGCGAAGGCCCGACGGCGGAAAGCAGCCGCACCGAAGCGTCCTTGCACGGTCGCCACTCCGCTTCCCTCCCCTGCCCCTCCGCCAGCCGACCGCGATGCCCGTGTTCTGCTGGCGCTAGACACCATCGAGTTGCGCACCGCACGGGCGCTGATCGCGAAGGCCGCGTCGGGGCGCCGTCTCACCAAGCGCGAACTGGATAGCCTTCCGAGGCTGCGGGCTCTGATCGAGCGCAGGGCCGGCCGTGGCTCGGGCCAGGCGGCGTCCCCCGACGCGGCGGCCACCGTGCGCGAGGTGGCGGAGCGGTTCGGCGTAACGGTGCGCACGGTGCACAACTGGAAGGCGGAGGGGATGCCTGGTGGCGAGGAGGGGTATGACCTGGCCGCGATCCGCGCGTGGCATGACGAGCGGCACCCCAAGGCCGCGACGAGCAGGAGCGACCTTCAGACCGAGAAGGAGAAGTGGGACAAGGAGTTCCGGCGGATGCGGTTCCAGCTCGCGGAGATCGACTATCGGATGAAGACGGGCGATCTGCTGGACCGCGGCGTGGTGGAGGCGGACACGCGCGAGATCGTGAGAGCGTTCCGCGACGAGCTGTTGGGGATGGCTGCGGCGCTGGCGCCGCAGCTCGTGGGCCTGGACGCGAGGCAGATCAAGGAGGCGATTGACCTGCGGGTGCGTGACGCGCTGAACGGGCTGGTCGCCACACTGGGCGGCGAGCGCGCCGGGGAGGGGTCCACAGAATGAGAGGCAGCGCCCATCCTGGCCTCGACCGTTCCGCCGTGCTGGCGGCGCTGCGGCCTCCGAGGCGTGTGCTGCCGTCGGAGTGGGTGGGCGACAACCGCCGCCTGACACGGGACTCGTCGCCCGAGCCCGGCCCGTTCCGGCTGGACCGCACGCCGTACTGGCGGGAGCCGCTGGACAAGTTCGCGGACCCGTTCGTGCGGAAGATCACGGCGGTGACGGCGACTCAGGTGGGGAAGACGGACGGGCTGATGGCGAACACGGTGGGGTGGGCTGTGGACGTTGACCCTGCTCCTGGGGTGTACGGGATGCCCCGCGACCCCGACATCGCGTATCTGTTGCGCGAGCGCTTTCGGAAGAGCTTCGAGGTGTCGCCTGGCTTCAGGCGTCACCTCGACCCCGCCTCGTGGATCTCGCTGACCGACCAGGTGATGAGCTTCGACACGATGCCGCTGTACTTCCTGTCGGCCGCGAGTCCTGCGGCCCTGGCCTCGAAGCCTGCGCGGTATGCGTGGTTGGACGAGGTGGACAAGTGGCCGCGGTTTTCGGGGCGCGAGGCTGACCCCGTGTCGCTGATCCTGGAGCGGACGAAGAACTTCCATGACCGCAAGATCGTGCAGTGCTCGACCCCGACCCTCAAGAGCGGCTACATCTGGGTCGAGTTCGAGGCGAGCCAGAGGCACGAGTACTGGGTGCCGTGTGCACACTGCGGCCGCTACCAGCTGCTCACGTGGAACCACCTCAAGTTCTCCGAGACGGAGCGGGACCCGAAGCGGATCGAGGACGAGCGGCTGGCCTGGTGCGAGTGCGAGCACTGCCACGGGCGGATCGGCGACACGCAGAAGCCCGCGATGCTTCTGGGTGGCCGGTGGGTGCCTGAGGGGTGTGAGATCGACGCGAGCGGGAACCTGGTGGGCGAGGTGGTTCCCGCGTCGCACGTGGGGTATCACCTCTCGGCGATCTACTCGCCGTGGGTCACGTTCAGCCAGATCGTCGCGGAGTTTCTGCGGTCGAAGGACGCGCCCGAGAAGTTGATGAACTGGCGGAACTCGTGGATGGCCGAGCCGTGGGAGGAGCGGGGCGCGAGCCTGAGCGACGAGCAGCTCCTCGTGCACGTGGGCAACTACGAGCGGGGGACGGTGCCGACGGCGGTGCAGGTGCTCACGGCTGCGGTGGACGTGCATGATCCAGGGCACCCGTTCCGCGTGGTGGTGCGCGGGTGGGGGCATGCGGAGGAGAGTTTTCTGGTGGTGGAGGCCGAGGCCGAGAGCTGGCAGGCGGTCGAGGAGCTGGTGTGTGTGCGGGAGTATCCGCGGACCTCGGGCGGCGAGCGGCTGCGCGTGGTCATGGCGGGCATTGACGCCAGGTACCGCACGAACGAGGTGTACGAGTTTTGCCGGGCGTGGAGCGAGATTGTGCGGCCTGTCTTCGGCCAGCCTGGGTACCGCATGAGCGCTCCGTTCAAGCCGTCGGTGATTGACTACCATCCGCGGAAGGGGCGTGTCGTCCGCAATGGCCTGGTGATCTGGCACGTGAACACCGACTACTACAAGGACAAGCTCCTGGCGTTGATGAGCCAGCCTGTGCCGACGGACCCTGGGTATTTCTGGCTGTGCTCGGGGGTGACGGATGGGTATGCGAAGGAGATGGCCGCGGAGCACCGCGTGCCGAAGGCCGATCGACACGGCCGCACGCGCATGGTCTGGGAGGTGAAGTACCGCGGCGTGGGCAACCACGCCTGGGACGCCGAGGTGTACGACCTGGCGATCGCCGACATGGCGGGGGCTCTGAACCTGCCTCGGCAGGATGGAGCGTGGAGCGCCGACATCGCTCCGCACAGGGGGGAGGAGGGCGAGCCGTTTGTCCGCCGCGGCGGCGGCTGGTGGGACGCGACGCGGTAGAGGAGGCGATGGATGGCAGAGAGCGTGGAGAGCCCGAATGCGGTGGCGTACAGCGTGGCGTTCGAGGCCGCTCGGACGCGGTGCCCGACGTGCGGGAGCGCTCGGACGTCGGTGTACCGGACCATGCCTGCGCCGCGTGGGCGGCAGCGGTTCCGGTTTCGCTATCACTTGTGCTGGGCGTGCGGCGTGCGGTTTCGGTCGCAGGAGCCGTGCGCGCTCGAGGAGACTCATCGTGCCTAAGCTGGATCTGTGGACGCGGCGTCTTCGGCGGGTCGGGCGGCGGGTGCTCAGCCGACCTGGCGCCGTGGGGAGGAACGCCGCGTGCCCGTGCGGGTCGGGCCGGAAGCACAAGGCGTGCTGCGGGAGCGGCAGGAAAGTCGTTACTAACGGGTAGTAAGCGGGGGCTATGAAACCGTGCGCGCGGCTGGTATACGTGGGGACGTATCGCGTCTCCGTCGCTGCCAGGAGGGGGGGCGGGCGTGTAACCCGCCTGCCCCTCCGAGGGAGTTCCGATGGCCTCGACCGCTGCCGAGCACCTGGTGCTGGTGAACGCCGCGATCACGGCGATCCTCGAGGGTCGGGCCGTCGAATCGTATACCATCGGGAGCCGAAACCTTCGGAAGACGCCGCTGAGCGAGCTGTTCAAGCTGCGGAGCCAGTTGGAGGCGGAGGCGGAGCTGGACGCGGCCGAGGGCACGGGCGGCGGGTTACACACCTACCCTGATTTTTGGCCGAACGGATGAGCAAGGCCGCAGCAACGCCGAACTGGTTGGACCGTGCGATTGGCTGGATTTCGCCGCAGCGCGGCCTGGATCGCATGGCGGCGCGCTACGCGGCCGCCGCCTTCCACCGCGGGGCGGGCACCGACCGGCCTCGCAAGGGCTGGCTCACGGCGGGGGGGAGTCCCGACGAGGACATCCTGGGCGATCTGCCGGCTCTGCGGGCGCGGTCGCGGGACCTGGTGGCGAACAATCCGATCGCCCGGGCCATCGTGCATGGGATCAACCGGTACGTCGTGGGGAGCGGCCTGGTGCCGTTTCCGCAGATGGACAACGGTGTGCTGGGGATTTCGGACGCGGAGGCCGAGAAACTCCAGGACGCGGCGGAGGCGTTGTGGGACGAGTGGTGTCCTCTGGCGGACCTCGAGGGGCACGAGACGTTCTACGGGTTGACCGCTCTGGCCGACTGGGCGGAGCTGGAGAGCGGGGAGGCGCTGCTGTTGCGGCATCAGCGGCCTGACGGGGCGGGCCGCGTGAAGACGCGGTGGCAGGTGGTCGAGGCGGATCGGCTGGCGCAGCCTGACGGCGAGAAGGAGACGGGGGCCTTCCGCTCCGGCATCCGCACGGACGCCGACGGCGTGCCCGTCGAGTACCTGATCAAGAAAACGCACCCTGGCGACACGCTGGACGGCGTGGCGAAGCGGGGCGACTACGAGCGGGTGCCAGCCCGGGACGAGCAGGGCCGGCCGAACGTCGTGCACCTGTACAGCCGGCGGACGCGGCCTGGCCAGCGTCGGGGCCTGCCGCTGCTGGCCCACTGCATGACGGACCTGAAGGACATCGGCGAGTATCTGGAGGCGGAGCTGGTGGGCGCACGGGTGCAGGCGTGCCAGGCGTTGATCGTGAAGGGGCGGAAGCCTGCGACGAGCGCGAGGGGTGCGACGGGGAGCGTGGACGCGACGACGGGGAGCCGCATTCAGACCATCGAGCCTGGGCGGATCATCTACACGGACAGCGACGACGACGTGGTGCCGTTCAACCCCACGCGGCCGAGCCAGCTCATCACCCCGTTCGCGGAGCTGCTGTTGAAGCGGATCGGGGCGAGCATCGGAATCCCGTATGAGGTGCTGCTGCTGGATTTCTGGCGGCGGAGTTGGTCGAGCGCCCGTGCGGCGCTGCTGAGCGCTCGGATCGGGTGCTACCTGCCGCGGCGGAGCTGGCTGATCCGGAGCTTCTGCCAGGTGGCGTGGGAGGCGATGCTCGAGGAGGCGTTCCTGGCTGGAGAGTGGGAGCTGCCGCTCGAGCGGCAGAGCGATTTCTATAAGTTCAAGGCGGCCATCTGCCGCTGCACGTGGGTGGGGCCTGCGTTCGGCTGGGTGGACCCTGAGAAAGAGCTGAAGGCGGTCGAGCTGGGGATGAAGCTCGGGCTGGACACGTGGCAGCTCGCGGCGTCGGAACTGGGGCACCACTGGCTCGACCTCGCGTGGCAGATCAAGCGGGAGCAGCGGATTCGCAGGACGCTGGGGCTGCCGACGCCTGGGATGCAGCCTGGGATGGCCGAGGCTCAGGGGACGCCGAGCGGAGATCGGAGCGACCGCACTGACCCGCAAGAGGAGAGTCGGGATGCCGACTGATGCAGCCAACGTGGGAACACCGGCCGGCCTGGTCGAGCTGTTCGGCTCGCAAGCGTGGGCGATGGAGCCGAAGGCTCTGACGGCGTTCGTGTGCAACGTGGCGCGGCTCTACGCCGCGTCGCCGGCGGTGGAGGGGGATCGCGTCGAGCAGGCGCGCGAGGCGGCGCGGGCTCCGCGAGTGGCGGGCAGCGTGGACGGAGCGACGGCGGTAGTGCGGCTGAACGGGCCGATCCTGAAGAACGGGAACTGGGTGCTGGAGTACTTCGGCATTCAGTACGTCAGCACGGTGGCGGTGGGGCGCGTGCTGCGGGAGCTGGACGCCCGGCCCGACGTGGGGCAGATCGTGCTGTGGATTGACAGCCCCGGCGGCACTGTGGAGGGGACGCAAGAGCTGGCCGACCTGATCGCGGAGGTGCGCGAGACGACCCCTGTGCTCGCCTACATCAGCGACACGGGTGCGAGCGGGGCGTACTGGCTGGCCAGCCAGGCCAACTCCATCGAGGCGAACGATACGGCCCTGGTGGGGAGCATCGGCGTGTACAGCGTGATGACCGACTGGAGCCGGCTCTACGAGGAGGCTGGCGTGAAGGTGCACGTGATTCGGAGCACGCCGTTGAAGGGGGCGGGGTATCCTGGCGACAAGGTGAGCGACGCTCAGATCGCGGACGGGCAGCGGATTGTGGACGCGCTGGCCGCGAAGTTCATCGAGGCCGTGGCCGCCGGCCGGGGGTTGACGTTGGAGGCGGCGCAGGCCGTGGCCGTGGGGACCGTGTGGCTGGCCGCCGAGGCGCAGGAGAAGGGCCTGGTGGACGGCGTGAGCAATTGGGCAGAGTTCCTGCCGCGCGTGGTCGCCGGCGGAGCTGCCGGAACCTCAACACAGGAGGCAGGAAGCATGGCAGGCGAGCAGGACAAGAAGGCCCTCCAGCCGTACACGGCGGGAGAGCTGCAGGCGGCCTATCCCGAGCAGGTGGCCGCGCTGTGCAAGGAGGCCGCGTCCGCTGCGGTCGCGGCGGAGCGCGAGCGGTGCTCGGGCATCGTCAAGGCGCAGGTGTCGAGTTCCGACGAGCAGACGCGGCTGGCTCTGGGCGCCATCGAGAAGGGCCAGACCGTGGCGGAGGCCGACAGTGCGATGAAGGGGGCGGAGCTGGAGCGGCTGCGCAAGGGCGGGGCAAAGGCCGTGGGCGCGAGCGATGGCGACTCGCCGAGCGAGCCTGGCGGCGACAGCGAGGCCGCGTGGAAGGCCGCGTGGGGGAAGAACGCCGAGCTGCGCGCCGAGTTCGGCGGGGACGAGGTGGCGTATCTCGCGTACTGCAAGGCGAAGAAGGAGGGCAGCTTCCGCGTGAGGTGAGCCGCTGGTGCGGCTCGCGCGTGTGAGGGCAGCGAACGGAGACGACCTTCACACCACGAGGAGACCAGGGATGTTGACGACTCTCGGCATCTTGACCGCCATCGGGCTCCTGTGCATCGTGGGGCTGGCCCTCTCGGCCGACACGCCCTACGTGCAGGACGTCGGGGAGATCGGGTGGAACGAGCTGCCCGTGCTGGCCTCGACCACGATCTACGAGGGGGCGATGGTCGGCATGCAGACCAGCAGCGGGTACGCCCGCGGGCTGGTGGCGGGCGACGTATTCCGCGGGCACGCGCGTCAGAAGGCCGACAACTCGGCCGGCGCCAACGGAGCCATCAACGTGAGCGTGCTGCGGGGCCGCTACCTGTTGCGCGTCACGCTGGCGAACGTGGCGATCACCGACGTGGGCAAGACGGTGTTCGCGTCGGCCGACGACACGCTCACACTCACGCAGGCCACGGGGTCGCGCGTCGGCGTGATCCGGCGGTATGTCACCACGAACACCTGCATCGTCGAGTTCCAGACGGAGGAGGGGATCGAGAGCGACATCCCCTTCGTGATCGGGGCGAACGCCAACACGGCAGGGTCGGCCCCTGTGCTGAGTGCGACGCGGACGGCCATCGCGCGGTTGTACTCGGACGACGGGGGTGCGGCCATCGTGGGCGACGTGCGGACGCTCGTGACGCGGTTCCTGATCACGGCCGACCAGAGTGCGTCGGCGCTGAGCGGGACTTCGCACAAGGGGCAGATCGTCATCGCGGCCGACGCCAAGAGCGGGACAGACACGCACGGCGGCCAGGTGGGCACCATCGAGGGGAAAGGCACGAGCGGGCACCCCGCTGAGGCGGGGGGCTGGGTGAACGCCGGCCTGGTGGGCATCGTGGACATGCCGCAGTATTCGGACGCGGCATCGGGCAAGGTGGTGTCTGGCCTGGCGGCCGCGGGCGTGACGCTCGCGGGCCTGACGGCGGGCCGCGTGGCGGCGATCCACGTGCCGACTCCCATCGCGGGGAGCTGGGGGCAGTTCGCGAACCTGGGCAGCGGCACGGACTACGCGTGCGGCGCCAAGATCGCGTCGATCACGGGTGCCCCGACGGACGGCACGGCCGACGGCGTGCTCAAGATCAACGTGGCGGGAACGGACTACTACGTGCTGCTGTTCACGGCGGCGCACGTGACGGGCGAATGAGAGTGACCCGGCGGGGGCCGGGCGTTCCGGCCCCCGCCTCACCTTGAACGAGAGGAGCTGGCAGCGATGGACACGGCTGGGTTGGGCGACGCGATTCGGCAACAGGAGAAGCGGCTGGTGGAGGCCCAGGCGCAGGTCGAGCAGCACGCGGCGAACTTGAACGCGGCGCTGGGGGCGCGGCAGATGGCGGAGACCGTACTCTGCGATCTGCGTGCGCTGAAGGCGCGGCTGGAGCTGGAGCCCGACGTGGGGGCCGCCGACGAGTGATTGGCGGCCATCAGCAGGCAGCGGAGGAGACGCCCACACCTGCTGAGGAGAGAGACGAATGGGACTGGAACGACTCGGGGTTCGCGGGATCATCGGGCGGTACTACCGCACGCTCCAGGAGCGGACGGTGGCGGCCTGGGCGACGCTCATCTCGGTGCTCCAGCCGAGCGACCAGGAGCTGGAGACCTACGAGGCGACGGGGATGGTGCCGCCGCTGAGCGAGCGGCAGGGCGGGCTGAAGCTGGGCGGGGTCCGCGAGTTCACGTGGACCATCCACAATAGGAAGTTCCAGACGGGGGTGACGATCCCTCGGGACTGGCTGCGCCGCGACAAGACGGGGCAGATCATGCGCCGGATTGACGAGCTGGCTATCCGGGGCATTCAGCACTGGACGAAGCTCATCAGCGACCTGATCGCTGCGGGCGGTGCGACGACGATCTACGACGGCGCGTACTTCTTCGCGGCGAGCGGTGCGCCGCACTCGGCCGGGTCGTCGGGGAGCCAGATCAACGATCTCACCGCGAACGAGGTGGCGGCCCTGAACGTGGGCACGGCTGCGGCCCCGACCGCCGGCGAGATGGCGAGCGCCATCCTGAACACCATCTCGTACATGATGGGCTACAAGGACGACCAGGGCGAGCCGGTCAACGCGGACGCGACGAACTGGCTCGTGCTGTGCCCGAAGGGCGCGATCTACGCCTCGGCGCTGGAGGCGATGCAGCCGCTGCTGCTGAACCAGGCGGGCGAGGTGCTGCGGAACCAGTTCCGCGTGCAGGTGGCGGTGGACCCGCGGAGTGCCGAGACCGTGAAGTTCTACCTGTTCCGCACGGGGGACGAGGTGGCGCCGGTGATCCGTCAGGAGGAGACGGCTGCGGAGCTGGAGGTTCTGGCCGAAGGCTCCGACCGCTGGGTCGAGGATGACGAGGCCCTGTTCAAGCTCCAGGCGAGCCGGAACGTGGGCTTCGGGCAGTGGGAGTCGGCTGCCCGCTGCACGTTGAGCTGAGGATCGGGACGCGGAGAGGAGACGCGGATGGCGATGCGAGGGAAGATCGTGCTCACGAAGCCCCGCGTGCTGGGCGACAAGGCCCGGCCCGCGGGGGCATCCCTCGGCGAGGTGACGCTCGCCGACTACTTGGTGCCGTACCACCTGGGCATCGTGCGGTCGCTGCTGGCGAGCGGCGGTGCGGAGTTGCAGGTGGAGGCCGAGGCGGGCGAGCCGGCGGGCAAGCGGCCCGCCGATGCGAAGAAGTAACCGAGTATCGGCCTGCCCGGCCGATGGCGCGAAGGGCCGTGGGGAGGATGCTCCCCACGGCCGGCGCTCAGCGTGAAGGGGAGCGTATGACACGGTGCTTGTGGTTCATTCTGCCCGGGTTGACGCCGCTGGCGGCGACGGCGGCGACGGACGAGGATCCCGTGATGCGGTGGGGGGTGGGCGGGGCTCTGTGCGTGCTGCTGGCCGCGGGAGGCGCCATCGCCAAGAAGTTGCTCGAAGCCCACCTGGCCAACGTGGCGAAGATGACCGAGGTGCACGACCGCACGTCGAGGGCCGTGCTGATGCTGGCTCGGGAGTTTCGGTTCCGGCCGTGCACGAAGGACAGCGAGGTGATCCGGCAGCTGGACGAGGCGGCTGGGAAGGAGTGCCCGTGAGTTTCGCTGACGCGATGGCGGCCGACATGGATGCGGTGTTCCTGAACGCGGAGGAGTTCGGGTGCACGGGGGTGTACACCACGCGGGCGGGCGTGGCGAAGAGCATCGAGTGCGTGATGGAGCTGGGGACGGACGAGGAGCGGGACGGGGCGGACGGGCGGACGCGGGTGCGGCGTGCGACGCTGCACATCTCGTGCGGGTCGTCGGGGATTGCGGCGCCGGAGGCGGGCGACTCGTTCGTGCCTTCGGGCGGGGACGAGTGGGCGGTGGACAGCGTGCTGATGGCGGATGGTGTGGGGGCGACGCTGTCGCTGGTTCGGAGCGAGCCGCGGCGGCGGACGGGACAGGGGCGGGTCATTGAACGGAGTTGATGATGGCCCTCACGCCGACCGGGTTGATCGCGAAGCCACTCGATCTGGTGTGCGACCTGTTCGCCGCGATTCCCGCCTTCCAGCGCTGGACCGGGCACGAGAACGACGCGACGGGCGCGAAGACTCACACGCACATTGAAGACGCGGAACTGGACCCTGAGACGGGTGTGGCCGAGGTACCGCACGTGATCGTGTTGCTGGGCGACAGGATGGAGGGGGACTCTGAGCAGGGCGGTTCAGGCGCTCGGAATCACTTCGTGCACAAGTGGGAGGTCGGCCTGCAGGTGAAGGCGGCGATCTCGGCCGAGTACAAGGACGTGCCGAGGGATATGTTTCTGGAGTTTGCGAACGCGCTAGGCGCGGTGCTGGCCGGGATGGAACTCCTGGCGGGGACGGGGGGAATGCCGAACATCGTCGGGTGGCGGGCGCTGGGGCCTGCGGGCAGAGCGGACCACAGGGGCGTGGGGTCGCCGGAGGGTGATTTCATGATGCAGGAGTTCGCGCTGTCTCTGGCGGAGGCCCGATGATGATCTTCCTCGACTTCACGCAGTTCGGGCCGCCGGAGGCGAAGGCGGCGGGTGTGACGGAGGGGCTGGCCAGGGGGTTGCACGCCGCTCTGGAGCACTGGCAGGCGCGGTACAAGGACCGGCACTTCACGTTCGAGGCGTACAGCCTCTACGGCTACCAGCCGCGCACAGAGAAACACGAGTTCCGGAAGGCGAAGCGGTTCAAGCACCGGAACCCGCTGGTGTTCACGGGGCGGAGCCGCGAGGCGACGAAGGTGTTTCGGACGAAGCTGGTGGCGGGAGGCGAGCGCGGGATCAAGCGTGCGTATGGCGTGCACGAGAACCTGCCGCAGTATTTCTACATGTGGCGCGGGGGCGCCCCGCACAAGGCCGAGGAACTGTACCGCACGATCGAGCCCGAGGAGCGGGAGTTCCGGGCGATCGTCCTCGCCCACGTCGAGCAGGGGCTCGCCGGGGCGTCCAAGAGCGTCCAACGTGAAAGGGTCGCGTGATGGCAGTCTACACGGTGGGGCCGTTGTACCTGAACACGGGCGCCGGCGGGTCGCTGCTGGACCAGGTGCAGGACTTGGGTTTTTCGCCGAACGTGCGGCGGCTGTTCGGGGGCGGGGACGGGTTGCCGGACCCGTCGCACGCGGCGGTGGCGGGGCTGGACGCGGACTTCAGCTTCACGTGCACGGATCTGGGGACGCTGCTGGCGCTGGCCAGCGGTGCGTTCGTGACGGCGGGCCTGGCGTTGAGCTCGAGCAACAAGGGGGAGTTCTACTTTCGGCAGATGGCGAACACGGGCGAGCGTGCGACGGGGAGCACGCATCTGCAACTGCTCGTGAACAAGGGGCTGATGGTGCCGACGGGGATCAGCGCGTCGCACGGCGGGGTGGCGAGCTGCTCGGTGCAGATCGCGGCGGTGTACGACGGGAGCAACGATCCTGTCGTGCTGAGTGCGGTGGCGGCGATCCCTGGGACGCCGGACGTCACGGCGTTGTACACGGTGGGCAAGGTGGCTCTCGCGTGGAGCGGGGGGTCGGTGAGCCTGGACGACGAGGTGACGAGCATCGCGTTGGACACGGGCATTCGGCTGGTGCGCGTGGGCGGGGGCGGGAAGGTGTGGGGCACGTTCGTGGCGATCCAGGATCGTGCGCCGTCGCTGCGGGTGAGCGTGACGGACGCGGCGGTGCTGGCGACGCTGGGGATCGGGGGGAAGGCGATCACGAGCGGGAGCGTGTATTTCCGGCGCTTCCAGGAGGGGAGTGCCGTGTACGCCGACAACCAGCTCCAGCACGTCAAACTGGCGCTGTACGAGGGCTGGGCGGGCGTGACGGGGCTGTCGGCTGGTGGGAACGGTGTGGCCGGCCCCGAGTTGAGCATCGAGCTGACGAAGCCGACGGCGAACGCAGCGATCGTGGCGACGGTGGGCGTGGCGATCACGTGAGGGTCAGGAGCGCGCGATGGAGTTTCGGCGGTTCTTGTACTGGTTTCCTGGTGTGGACGCGCCGACCGACGAGGTGATCGGGCGGTGCGGCCTGACGGAGGTGTTGCCGCCCGCGTGCGCGCTCATGCGCCAGGGGGCGACGGGGCCCGACGGCGAGCGGGGCGTGGTGTGCGGGCTGGCGCCGCCGCGAGACGCGACCGAGCAGGCGTTCGGGTACTACCCGGAGAGCCAGACGTGGCGGGCGTGCGATGGGCGGGCGTGGTGGCTGGGCGTGGCGACGGGGGCGGCGCCGCGGCCTGAGGACCTGGAGCGGCCGAAGCAGGTGCGGGGCCACGACGTGCGGCTGGGGGACGGGCGAGCCTGGCGTGTGCCCGTGGCCAAGCGGTTCGATCTGCAGACGGGGCGGCACGAGCTGGCGCTGCCGCAGGGGCTCGACCTGAGCGAGGACGGGAAGTGGATCGCCCGTCCTCTGCCGGCGTTCGTGGCGTTGAGCGAGCGGGTCGAGCGGGCGTGGTCGGACTACGCTCGGATGCTCGAGGGGCCTGTGGAGGTGGACGCCGAGTTGTGGCTCGGGCTGGCCGTGGAGGCGTTGACGCTGAACTACCACGTGGGGCGGTGGGAGGCGGCGACGCTGGGTGTGTTGAGCACGAGCGTGGTGCACGACGTGGTGGAGGCGGTGCTCGACGTGCCGACGCTGCGAGCGGCGGCGGATGGGGCTCGAGGAAAAAAAGCGGACGGTCCTCCCGGCGGCTCCTCTACCGCCTGTGGCGAGAGGGGCGGCTGAGAGGACCGCACGTGCCCACGTATGCGGACCTGGAGTGGATGGCGGCCGAGGAGGGCGGCGAGCCTGGTGACCTGCTCGTGCGGGCGTTGGACGCGGCGCGGGCTGAGCGTGGAGAGTGAGCGATGGCGTTGTCGAAGGATCGGATCGTCATCGAGGGCGACGCGGCCGACGCGATCCGCGAGTACTCGAAGCTGCTGGACCAGAACGTGCAGTTGAAGCAGCAGATGCGGGACTTGCGGAAGGAGGCGAAGGGCGCGAGCGACGACATGTCGGGGGGGCTGTCGAAGACGGGGAAGGAGCTGCTGAACCAGGCGGTGTCGTGGCTGAGCGTGGGGGCGGCGGTGGCGGGGGTGACACGGGCGTACCAGGAGCAGTTGCGGATCGGGAAGGAGCTGGCGGAGCAGAGCGACAAGCTCACGGATTCGCTGGCGAAGGCGTTGAGTGCGGCGGGCGACACGCGGCAGGCCCCGCTGATCAAGGCGGCGCTGGAGGCGATGCCGGCTCCGAGCGTGGGGATGCAGGGCCGCGTGTCGGCGTACCAGGCGGTGCGAGGGACGATGCCGAACGCTCCGCTGGGTCGGGTGCTGTCGGTGACGGCGCAGGCGTTGCGGGCCGAGGACGCGGGCGCCGTGCCGTCGGAGTTGGGGAGCCTTGCGGGCGCGCTGGCGGGGGTGTTCCCGCAGTGGTCGAGCGGGCGGGCGGCCGACATGGCCTTCGTCTTGCAGCAGGCGGCGGGCCGCCGCGGCGGCAAGATGGATACCGAGGGGTTGAAGGTGATCAGCCAGTGGGCTGAGGCGGGGATCGGCTCGCCCGAGCAGGGCCTCGGGCTGCTGCTCGCTGCGGGCGAGGCGGGGCAGAAGGGCACGGCGATCACCACGCTGATCGCGAAGCTGACCGAGCAGAAGCGAGTGACGGAGAAGGGTGCGGAGGGCAGGCTGCTGCGGAGCTTCTACGCCGAGAAGGACCCGCAGGCACGGCTGGGGATGCTGTCGGGGAATCGGCCGCTGTTGACCGCGCTGTTCGACGCCCAGGCTCCTGCGATGGCGGCGATGCTGCGGCGGCGTCCTGAGGAGTATGCGGGGCTGCTGGGCGGTGCGGAGGGGGCGATCAGCCGCGCCGCGGCGGACCTGATGAAGCTCCCCGGCTTCGCCCAGGTGCAGGCGGCGCGGGAGTATGAGGTCGCGAGCGAGCTGGCCGGGATGAGCGGCCCCGTGGCCGAGAAGGAACGGCGGGTCCAGGCCGTGGTGGCGGCCGCCCGGGCTCGGCGGCGGGTGCGCCAGCCGTGGGCGGTGGAGAGCCTGGCGGACTGGGAGGTGGGGTTCACGGCTCGGACGCTGGGTCCGGCGCACGCGGCTCGGGCGTATCTGCCTGCGGCGGAGGCGGACAAGTTCATCGCCACGTTCTACGGGGAGGGGGATGGCGGCGGCGCGGTCGCGTCGGCTGCGGCGAAGTCCGCGGAGTCGCTGGCGCGGTATCTGGGGACGATGGCGGGCGACGTGGGGCGGATGATGACGCGCCCCTGGGCCATGGCGAACGCGCCACACGGGGAGTGAGCGATGCCTTCGGCGAACGTGATCGGCGGCCAGCAGGTGCTCGAGATTCTGGGGGTTCCGGACGAGCCCGGGGGTGCGCTGTCCGTGATCGAGCATGAGGGGGTGGACGGCGCGGCGTTTCGGCAGCGGGGGAAGCGGAGCGCTCCGTTCCTGGTTCGGACCGTGGTGGATCAGGCGGACGGGGCGACGGCGAAGACGACGCTGGCCACGTACAAGGCGTTGGCGGGGGGCGACCCGATCAGCGTGTTCGACGCGCATGGGAACGAGTGGCCGAGCCTGGTGGTGCACGGGGTGCGGTGCCTGGAGCTGCGGCCGATTGCGACGCCCGTGGGCGGCGGGAGTCCGACGAGCACGGTGCTGCTGGTGTGCGAGTGGGCGCTGCAATCGGCGAACCTGGGGTGAGGTGAGCGATGGCGATCACGTCGGCGAGCCTCGTGCGGACGGGACCTGTGGCGGCTCGGCTGGAGTATGCGAGCGACCAGGTGTCGCCGACGTTTCGGGTGTATCGGGACGGCGTGTTGATCGCCACGACGGCGGCGACGTGGCTGGACGTGGCGTTCGGGCGGGGGGAGTATCCCGTCTTCGAGGTGTATGACGACGCGACGGCTCCTGGGCTGTGCTATCCCGACCGTGCGACGGTGCAGTGGCGGGGCCAGGGGGCTGGGATCGCGCACTACCGCGTCGAGCAGTTCGTGGGCGCGGCGTGGGCGGTGAAGGCGCGGGTGCCTGAGACGGGGGCGGGGTACTACCACTGGCGGTCGGCGCGGCTGGCCGACGCGACGGAGCATTCGTTTCGGGTGATCGCGGTGGGGGTCGGGGGGGCGGAGAGCGTGGCGGCCTCGCTGGACGTGCTGCTGGTGCGGGTGCCGGACCCGCCGGGCGTGGATTTCAGCTACGACCCTGAGACGGGTGCGGTGACCCTCTCGGCGGCCTGAGTGAGATGAAAGGGTGAACCGATGGCCGATCAGTACACGGGTGCGGACGCTATCCGCGTGTTCCTGACGGGGGCTGCGAGCGACGGGGGGGCGCAGAGCGATCCTGCCGCGAGCCTGGGGAAGTACAGGAGTTCGACGCGGCTGGACTCGCTGGGGGTGTCGGTGGTGTCGGGGCCGGCGAACATCACGGTGGAGTTCGCCTCGGCGGAGAACGGCCCTGGCGAGGGGGAGATGGACACGAAGAGCGTGAACTCGCTGAGCTGGACGGCGCCTGGGGATACCGAGGGCGCGGAGGTGACGATCGCCAACGGCGAGACGAAGCTGCTGCCGAGCAACGACCCGAACAAGTTCCTGATCGTCACCCGGACGTCGGCTGCCGACCTGGCGAACACGGCCACGATCACGCTGACGGACGTGATGAACAACCTGTGGGACAACGTGAGCGACGCGGAGCGGACGGCGGGGGACGTCGAGATTCGGTGCGTGTGCTTCAAGAACGTGTCGTCGAGCGAGATCAAAAGCCTGAAGGCGTGGCTGGGCACGATCGGCACGGCGGCGGCGGTGGACGCGAGCGGGTATGCCGCGAGCGGGGCGGTGACCGTGACCTCGAAGGTGGCGGCCGGGTTCGCGGACTGGGACGACGCGGGGTTCGTGCACAACGATGACACGAACGAGGTGATGTACTTCACCAAGACGGATTCGAGCAACCTCGCGGTGGCGGCTGGGGGGCGCGACGTGTGGGGGGACGGGGCTGCGGCGGGTCTGGAGGATCACGTCATTCGGCAGGTGCCGCAGTGGCGGATCGGGAAGGAGGCTCCGAGCGGGCAGCCGAACGGCTCGTTCACGGACGCGAGTGCTGGGGAGGGCGAGGCCTCGCCGGTGACGTGCTACCATCCCGTGTCGGCTGGGGATGCGGCGGTGGTGAACATCGGCGACCTGGCGGCGGGCTACATCTACGCCTTGTGGGTGGAGCGCAAGATCGTCGCGGGCGCCGCGGCGGACCCGTCGGTGCTCGACGTGTTTCAGTTCAGCTTCGAGAGTGCGTGAGTGTGACCAGGAGCGAAGCGATGCGGGGCGTGCGCACGTGGGTGCTGGTCGCAGTGTTCGCCCTGCTCCTCGCGCTCGCGGGCTGCGCCCTGTCGCCCGTGGACTTCGGGATCACGCTGTCCAGCAGGCCGCAGTTCGGCATCCAGGGCTGCGTGCTGGCGGCGGAACCCATCGTGGTAGGGCAGACCCGGCCCGACGCCTACGCCTACGGCTTCTCGCAGGGCTACCTGCTGCTGGGCGCGCGCGTGCGGAGCGCGTATGCGAAGGCGGCGGGGGTGTCCTGACTGAAGCGGTTCCACGTAGGGTACGTGGGCCTGTTTGCGGACATTCAGTACACGCGCCCGCTCATCGTGTTGATTCGGTTCCTTGCATCTTAGGAGTGCTGCGATGAAGGTTCTCTGGTGTGTGCTGCTGGTGGTGCTGCTTCCTGGCTGTGCTGGCATCCTCACGGGCGGCGGTGAATCCGCACCCGTGGCCGTGCCGATGGACATGGCCTACGACATCACGCTCGTCGTGGAACAGGGCGGCGTCGCGCCCACCGGCGAGGGCGTCGCGGGCGCTGAAATTGGGGACAACGCGAAAGACTTGGGCCTCGGACTGTCCGCCGCGCTGACCCGGTGGAATCCGCTGATCTGGATTTTCGGGGCGAGCAAGGCCGCTGACGTGGCCGAGAGCAGGGGCGGCGGCAGGGCGAGCGACGACTCCGCCGTGACCGACGCCGTGCTGAAGGCCCTGGCCAGCGGCGGCAAGTTCACCTACACGCGCAAGGTCGTGTGGAGGCCCAAGCCGTGAGGCGCGCGATCCTGTGCTACGTGGCGTCGTGGTGGGTGTCCGTGATCGTGGGGTGAGGCATGGGCGATACGCTGTTTCAGGCGGGCGACGTGGTGTGCGAGGTCGGCACGTTGTTGCTGGGCCGCGCGATTGCCTGGGCCACGCGGGGCCGCCGTGAGGCCAAGACCGTCTGCACCCATGTCGGGCGCATGGTGGACCCCACCACCATCGCGGAGGCGGGCCTGCGCTACAAGGTCCACGCCTTTGACCCGACGCGGCGGGTGCGCGTGTTCCGTTACCGCCCCGGCCTGCCCGACGCGGCCCGCGACTGCATGTGGCACAAGGCGTGGGAGTATGTGGACAGGGTGTATGGCTTCCTCAAGCTGGGCCTGCACCTCGCCGACGGCGTGCTGGAGAAGGTGCTGCCGGTCAAGCACGTCTACCTGTTCCGCCGCCTGTGCATGACGGACTACCCGATCTGCTCGTGGGACGTGGCGTGGGCGTATGACGAGTGTGCGGGGGTGCGGTTCGGCGTGCCGCCGCGTGCGGCGACGCCCGACGACATTCTGGACTGGCTTGAGGCGCACCCCGAGGACTGGGAGTGCGTGTACGACAACACGGGGAGCGCGTGAGTGTTCCTCGCCCTCGCGGCGCTGGCCGTGTCGTGCGGGGCGTATGAGGGGCCGTAGATGCAGTGGAACCTGCTGAACGCTCAGGCCAAGACGAACGCGCAGCGCTGCGAGTGCGCCTACGGGATGCTGGAGGCCCTCAGGGCTCGCCACAACAACGCGGGCAGGACGCTGGACGCTGCCGCGTTCCGTGCGTGGAAAGCGGCGTGGTGGAGGCCCCGGAATGCCCTGGCCGTCGCCGCGATCCTCAGCGTGCGCGACAAGGCGTTGTCGCAGCAGGAGAAATCGAGCGACACGCTCTTCGTCGCACGCAAGGCCGCGTGGAAGGCCAGCACGGCCTACCCAGTGGACCTCGACGGCCTGGCCGTCACGCCCGGCGTCCCGCCGGCCGACCCGTACGAGGACCTGACGACGTTCACGGAGGTGGATTCGGCGAGCGACCTCACTCTCTCGGCCACGACGTGCACGATAAACTCGATGCGGCGCGACGCCAACAGCTATGTGTACAAGAGCTACGGCGCGAGCCACTTCACCAACTACGAGCACGATTTCGAGGCGAAGTTCACGAGTGCCGACGCGGGCAGCGACGTGATCGTGTGGGGGTGCACCAACGACTACGGCGCGTTCGTGGACATGAGCAACGGGCAGATCGTGTACCACAGCAGGACCTCGGACGGCCTGACCTATCGGTATCTGCTGTACGACCGCGGGAACAGCAACTACGACCTGGGCGCTGTGAGCATCAACACGGCGTACTACTTCACCGTGGGGCGCAGCGGCACGACGGGCACGTGCGAAATCTACTCGGACTCGGGCCGCACGAGCCTGGTGGACACGTTGGCCGCGACCGTGCAGAACACGGCCTGGCAGTACTTGATGTGCTGCGGGTCGATCAACAGCGGCACCTACGGGGACAGGGCACAGACGGGCTACTCGAAGAACTTCGACATCAAGGAGGCGGCGGCCGTGGTGCGGCACCGCCAGGTGATCGGCGGCGGCCTCATTCGCTAGGAGCGACCTGAGATGGCAGACAACATCACGCTGAACACGGGGTCGGGCGGCGACACGCTGAGCGCCGATGACATCGCTGGGGTGAAGGTGCAGCGGGTGAAGGTGCAGCACGGGGCGGACGGGGCGGCCACGGACGTCTCGACGGCGAGTCCGCTGCCCGTGGATCTCCGTGCCAACAACCTGGGCGACGTGCCTGTGACGCTGGACGGGGAGCAGGTGCGAGCGGCCGCTCAGAGCGATGCGATGTACGACGGGACCACGAGCTGCACGGTCAAGCGGTTCAGCGTGGTGGGGACGACGAACGGGAACAACACGCTGATCTCGGCGGTGGCCGACAAGAAGTTCAGGATACTGAGCCTGGCGATCGTGGGGCTGAGCGCGACGGCGGCGAACGTGTACGTGGTGAACGGGGACAACAACCTGATCGCCAACTCGACCAACAAGCTGCCCGTGAGCTGCGACGCGGACGCCGACCACGTGTCGGGGCTGGTGCTGCCGCACAACCCCGGCGGGTGGCTCCAGACGGACACGGCGAACGAGGCGCTGGTGGCCGTGCACGACAGCACGGCTCCGGTGCTGTACGTGGGGACGTATGTTGAGGTGGCGTGATGCTCGGCTGGGCGTTGAACCTGGGGTTCGGGGGCGGCGTGGCTCCTGTGCCGCGTGCGGCGAGCGTGCGCGGAGCGTGGATGTACGAGCCGTGGTCTCCTCGATCGGCGTCGGCCCGGGGCGGGTGGGCGCACGCGGGGCCGCGGAGTGCGGGCGGGCGCGGGCTGTACGTCGTGCGGGCGGAGCGGTCGGGGTCGGCCCGCGGGCAGTGGCAGACGTGTTCGGTGCGGAGTGCGGGGGCGCGCGGGCTGTGGTCGGTTCTGGGCACGGCGCACGCGGGGTCGTTGCGGGGGCAGTGGGCGTTGTTCGCGGTGCGGTCGGGGTCGGGCCGCGGGGAGTGGCAGGTGCGGGCTGCCCGAGCGGGGAGCGGGCGCGGGGAGTGGCAGGTGCGGGCTGCCCGAGCGGGGAGCGGGCGCGGGGAGTGGCGCATCGAGGACTTATCGCTCGTGGGCTGGCTGACCTGGCGTGGGACGGGCGGGGCTTCGCCCGATTTCAGTGCGGCGCCGTGGGCGGTATCGGCGGCGTTGCCGGACGTCCTGGGGACGCTGGCGCCGTCGGACACGTATGTGCTGGTGTGCCGTCGGCGGAACGCCTGGGGGCTGGTGTCGCAGAACGCGGGGCCTGAGGTGCGCTTCGAGATTGACGCGGACGGCGAGGCGGTGGGCGCGAGGCCGTCGGGGCCGTATGCGGTGGCGACGTCGGCGTCGAGCGGGGGCTGCATTCGGGTGCAGGCGTGGTACAACGCCCTGGTGGACGGGGCGGCGGCGGCCACGCGGTGGCTGGTGTATCAGACGGACGACGGGAGCGACCCCGACCCTGCGGTGGACGTGCCGACCGTGGTGACGATGGCGTTCGCCGGCCCCGTGGCGCGGCTGGACTGGACGAGCGGGGCGTTCGCGGGCGGGGCGACGGTGAAGACTCTGGTGCGGACGCGGCGGGTGAGCGGCGTGACGAACCTGGATTCGGCGAACGTGGCGCCGTCGAGCGCGACGGCCTCGACGGCGACGCCGAGCGTGCCTGCGGGCGAGGTGTTCCTGGGCTCGGTGTGGAAGCAGGGGCAGGACTGATGGCCACGTTGCAGCTCGGGCTGAAGCCCGACAATCCCGTGGTGGGGAAGCAGCCTGGGATCGTCTACACGGCTTCGTCGTGGACGGGCGAGTGGACGGAGCAACGGGACTGCGTGCCGCTGGCGGCGGAGCTGCGGGCGGCGCCTGGGATTTCGACGGGGAGCTTCGTGTACCACTATGGCGTGATCAAGCGGCCGGACCGGACGGGCTTCAGCGAGTACTGGCCGCCAGACCTGGTGGGGCAGTACGTGCGGTTCGCGGTGCCGAAGGCGGAGACGGGGACGCCTGTGTGCCTGCCGTGGGCGGGGATCGTCACGGGGGTGGAGCACGGGGTGCAGGGGCCGGTGGGGGCGTCGCCGCAGGGGGATTGCCTGTATTCGTGCCGGGGGCTGGAGCATCTGCTCGAGCAGGCGCGGCTGGACCGTGCGTGGGCGGAGGTGGGCGGCGTGGGGGTGCGGCTGGGGAGGTGCCCCGTGTTCAACGAGCGCTATGCCAGGGGCGGGACGCCGCTGGGGAACCGCACCACGGCTGCCATCACCTGCGGGTCGGTGCAGAGCCACGCGTTCTCGACTCAGGGCGCGGTGTGGACGAACCTGGACATCGTGCGGTACGTGCTGGCGTTGTTCGCTCCGACGCTGAGCTGGACGGTCGAGGGCGAGACCGCGCTGTTGCACCAGTTGACGGGGGTGTACGACCTGGAGGGGTACACCGTGTGGCAGGCGTTGAACGCGCTGATAGACCGGCGGCGTGGCCTCTTGTGGAGCCTGCGGGCCGAGCCTGGCGACGCCGTGGTGGTGCACGTGTCGAGCGTGTATGACCAGGCGGTGCGGGTGGGCGACGCGAAGATCGACCCGAACCCCGAGACGGCGCGGCTGGAGCTGTACGGGGCGGGGTCGCCGGGCGACTGCCTGACGGCGGAGGTGCGGGTGAGCGAGGCGGACGTGCAGCACTACGGCCGCATCGAGGTGGTGGGCGAGCGGATGCGCTCGACGTTCACGCTGAGCTACGCGAGCGGGAAGTTGCTGCGGGCCTGGCAGCCGGCCACGATGGCGCTCTACACGACGGGGCTGGGCGACGACCCGGACGCGAACGACAAGTACCGTGCGTTGCCGCTCTTCGAGGACGTGTTCTGCGGGTTCCGCGTGTCGCCGACGTGGGATTTCGTGGGCGACAACGGCGAGGGCGTGGCGGGCGGGCGCGTGGCGCCGAAGATCAATGACGACGGGTCGCTGGACACGGGGGCGGACGGCGGCTGGTGGCGCGGGGACAAGGCGCCGCTGAACCTGCTGCCGTGGCAGGAGGCCGCGGACGACGAGGGCGTGCACTACGCGAGGCCGTTCGCCTGCGTGCAGGACCCTGAGACGGGCGGGTTCGTGCTGACTCACAAGCACGCGATCCCCGGGGTGCCGGCGGCGGGGCTGCTGGTGCACGACCACGAGCTGCGGGTGCGGCTGAACCCGCCCTACAACCATCTGTTTGGCCGGGGGTATCTGACCGCGGCCCACGGCCCGACGCTCGAGGTGGGGGGGCTGAGCGACACGGGCGACCACTTCAGTTTCGAGACGCTGCTCGTCACGTTGCAGATCGAGCTGGACGAGCGGTGCAGGGTGGTGGCCACGGTGGCGGACGGCGACCCGGCGCGGGTGCTGACCGTGCGGGTGCGGGACGCGCACCTGTGGTATGTGAGCCCGAAGACCGTCACGGGGGTGAACTCGAACGGGACTCTGGCGCGGCACGCGGGCGGGACGGTGCGGGACGACAAGGCCCGGTTGCAACTCGTGGCCGCGATGGCGGTGGCCTGGTATGGCCGGCGGCGTCAGCGGTTGCGGTACGCCGTGCGGGAGTTGGGGCCGATCGCTCGGCCTGGGACCTTCATCGAGGCCGTGGAGAGCGTGGGGTGGACGGAGCCGATCTCGACCGTGTGCACGCGGATGAGCTGGGACTTCGAGTCGGGCACGAGCTCTCTGGAGACGGATTTCTGGGAACTGGACTTTGCGGCGGCGGATTTCGATCAGCCTGGGACGCCTGGCGGGCGTGCGCTGGCCCGCGTGATTGACGGGGTGGTGTCGGGCTTCAGCCGGAGCCAGGAGGAGGCCTAGAGCATGCCGACGCGGACCGCGAGGGTGGCGCCTGCGGCGCGACTGCGCGAGGAGTTCCCCGCCGCGATCTGGAGCGTGGGGCCGGGCGGCGAGCCGGACCCTGGGGGCAACCTGTACTGGGTGCGCGAGCTGGGGTGCAACGCCACGAGCGGGGGCACGGCGGACGGGTGCCCGACCTGGTTTCGGCCGGGCGGCCGCTGGGTGGTGGCCGAGGACTGGGGGCACAGCCACAGGGTGTATGCGACCGACGGCACGGTGCGGCTGGCGGCGGTGCGGCGGATGACCTCGCGGCAGGCGACGCCGACGGCGCGGTTTTTTTTTCGCTGTAGCGCGGCGGCGCTCGAGAGCGACTTCGCCGTGAGCGTGCTCGACGGGAGCGACCCGTTGGGCGAGGGCGGGGTGCCGGGCATTTTCTACGGCAGCGAGCTGGCGTATGTGGGCGAGTGGCGGACCTTCCTGCACTGGCCGCAGCCTGTCACGCGGGGCGCCCTGGCGGGGCTGATCGTGGATCTCGCGGGCGGCGACACCACCGCGGGCGGCCCTGTGGCGCTGAGGCTGCGGTCGCAGCTCGATGCCGCGGCGAACGTGGACGTGGCGTTCTACCTTCACGCCCACCTGGTGACCGAGGAGTTCACGGCGGGGATGACGTGGGGCACGCAGCCGGCCGTGGACGAGGCGATCACGATGGGGCGAGGCGACGGCACGACATATGCCCGCAGCCATTCGGCGGCGGAGTGGTATCACCTGGATCTGTACGGGACGCTGGCGTACACGCGCCCCGATTTCCTGATCGCGACTCCGCCTGCCACACCGGTGTACTACGGCGTGCGGCTGTCGTGCTCGATGGTGCGGGGTTCGCCGGCGGCCGATGCTTTCGAGTATGCCCGCGTGTACAGCGACGGGTCGTTGACGCCGCGTTGCCGCTACTGGACCGTGTGAGGGGCTTAGCGGCGGCGGAGGGCGTCGCAGAGCATCCCTGCGGCGAGAGCGACGGCGCCGAGCCCCACTCCCGTGAGACAGATGGCCGTGCAGGCGGTGCCGAGGGCGGTGGACATGGCGCCCTGGGAGAGCCAGAAGAGCGCGCCGAGGCCTCCGACGAGGAAGAGCCAGAGCGCGAGGACGCCGAGCGCCCAGGTGAGGCAGCCGAGGGCCTGGTCACGGCCCGCGGCATCACGGGGGGCTGGTGGGGGAGGTGGCAGCCTGCGCGGGGCGCTCATCGGGCGGGTTCCCCGTGGGTGGCTGGGCGAGGCCGAGGAAGGCGAACACGCCGCTGCGCTGCTGGGGGCTGAGGGCGAGGATGCGGCGGAGGACGGCGACGAGCTGGGGATAGGGCGTGAGGACCTCGCAGGCGGCCTCGACGGCGGCGGCGAGGCGCGTGCGGTAGACGGCCTCGGCCTCGCCCACCGACTCATTGGTGCCGAACGGGGAGAGGAGGCCCAGGGCGAGGGCGAGCCGCTGCACGGTGTCGGCGCTCGGGCGCTGGAGGCCTCGGAGCACGCGGTTGACCGTGCTGCCATTCAAGCCGGCGAGTTCGCCGAGGCTGTCGTAGTTGAGGCGCTGGTCGGCCATGGCCGCCCTGGCCGCCTCGAAGAACCCCTCCAACGCATCCATTGGGAGCCTCCTGCAGGGTGCCGCCGCAAGGGAATTGTACCTGATTCCTGCGGCAACGCAAGAAATTTCAGAAAATTCTCTTGACTTCCTGCGTATGCGCATTATAATCCTGCGCGGTCGCATCTTTGAGGAGCGTGGAATGGCTCGATGGATCACCGCTCAGGTGAGCGATGAGGCGGATTTGAAGCTGAAGCTGATCGAGATTCGGCTGCGCAAGCTGGACCCTGGGGCGACGCGGCCCATGGCCATCGAGGCGGCGATTCTGGCCGCCGACGTGGAGGCCGTGGAGCGGGCGTTCGGGGCCAGCCTGGATTCCACGAGGCCGGCGCCGTAGCCGCCTCAGGCCGCACGTGGGGACTGTCGCGTCCCACCCCACGTGCGGCAGACCTGCCAGGAGGTGCTGGACGCGAGCGAGAGGGTGTGGGATGGCGGCAGCGTCCCCGACGATGGTTCCCCGATCTGGTGCCCAGGGCGATGCGAGCGGGCTGGCTGCCGCCCCCGTGCGTGTCGCCCGAGCCGCCGCGGCCTGGCGTCCGCCCTCCCCGCCGGGCCGCGGCCAGTCTTCCCTTGGCAAGGGCGATGCGCGTCCGCACAGGTGGCCCCTCCCCACCCGAGGACCCGTCGTCCCTGCCATCTCTCGATATGGCTTCGCCGCTCCCTCGCGCTGCAGGTCCTCACGGGGAGCCTGTCAGCCGCCAACCGCGTGGGATGTTCCGGATCGTCTGCCGGCTGCGGCGGAGCCGTTCTTCTCGACTTGGGCGCGGTCCCTGTTCCTCGCCGACGCCGCGCCCTGGCCTGGCCCGGCCGGTCCAGCGTTTCCCCCGCCCGCACCGGCCGGCCAGGCCGCCCCTTCTCTCGGAGGTGAGCGATGAGCGATGACGCGCGCCAGACCCTCGTGCTGCTCAAGTGGGAGGCCGGCCAGTTGCCGACCTTCATCCCGCCCGTCGGCTCCACGGGCCTTTACTGCTGCTGGCCCATCTACCCGTCCATCTCGGGCAGTGAGTGCGACCTGATCGGCCACGAGCGGCTGATGGTCGTCGAGGGCGGAGGTCCCGACGGCCTGTACGCGCCCGCCGTGATGCGCGAGGGCGTGGTCGTCGTCACCGAGTACTACAAGGCGTTGCGCGAGGCCCCGCCTGCGATCTGGGCGCGGCCCGCCGAGCAGCCCGAGCACCTCCCGAGCCTCACAGGCAGGAGCCTCTAGCCCTATGGCCAAGAAAGCCGCCCGCGAGGCCGTGATTCTGCCCGTCAACCTGCTCGAGCCGACCGACTCGTTGCGGCACACCGACAGCGAGCTCGACGCCCTCGCCACGTCGTTCCGCCGCATCGGGATGCTGCATCCCATCGTCGTCAGCGACCGCCAGCGCTGCCGCGTCGTGGCGGGCCACGGGCGCCTGGCCGCGGCCAAGCGGGCCGGCCTCACGCACGTGCCCGTGCTCATCGCACCCGACCTCGACGATCCCGACCGCAAGCTGCTGGCCCGCCTCGACGAGAACCTGCATCGCAAGCCGTTCAGCCCCAGCGAGATAGCCGACATCAGCGCCCGCCTGCGCCCCGTGCTCGAAGCCGAGGCCGTCCAGAGGCAAAAGGCGACGCAGATGGCGGGCAAGGACCGCGACGGCAAACCCAAGACCTTCGGCAGTACCAAATTGGTACCACCGAAGCCGCCGCAACCCAGGGTGCAGAGGCAAGTGGCCGACGCGGTCGGCGTGAGCCACGGCACGCTCGACAAGATCGAGGCGATGCGCGAGGCGGCGAAACGCGACCCCGCCACCTACGGCCACCTGCTCGAGCTGGCCGACAAGACGAGCGTGCATCGCGCCTTCTGCGAGTTCCAGCGCCTCCAGGCGCACGACCGCAAGCACGAGGCGCCGTCGAACGACGGCGAGCCTGGGACGGCCAGCGGCGAGGCGGGTCCCGCGCCACAGCCGGCAACCGCGGAGCCGCCTCCCGCCGGCCATCCCGACCTGCGAGCCGCACGGGTCAAGGGCGTGCTCCGAGGCGTCGAGACCACGCTCGCCGGCGTCCTCGACAGCGTGAAGTACGCCTGGTCGCTCAGCGGCGGCGCCATCGAGCCGAGCGTGCTCGCCGACGCGCGGGCCAAGTGCCGCCAGGTCGTGCTCGCCCTCGGCGGAGAGGTGACGTGGGAATGAGCCGCCACAAGATCGTCCCCATCGAGGCCATCATCGGCCGGGCGCGTGCCGGCCGCCGCGACGAGCGGCACGAGGAGCTGGTCAACGCCTGCCTCACGGTGCTCAACGTCACGCGGCTCGGCGGCGAGCGCATCTTCGCCTGGCGGAACGACACGGGGATCGTGCGCGACGCGGACGGCCGCGTGCGGCGACGATACGGCACGGCGGGCGCCGGCGACATCCTGGCCGTGCTGCCTCCGCTCGGGAGGCTCCTCGTCGTCGAGGTCAAGACGGGCTCGGGGCGCGTGTCCGCGAAGCAGAGGGACTTTCACGCCCGCATCATCGAGCGCGGCGGCCTCGTGTTCGGCTGCCGCGACGACGTGGGCGAGTTGCAGGCGTTCCTGGCCTGGTTGCGGCACCAAGCCGCAGGAAAGGATGCCCGCTGATGGCCGTGGAATACGAGTTCTGCCCTGGCGAGGTCGTGGTGTTCTGCGAGGCGGTGCGCAACCAGTGGCACCAGCGCCTCGACGGGGCGCGCATCGCGTGGGTGTTCCGCTCGAAGGCCGCGCGGCACGCGGGCAAGGCGGTGCTGGGGACCTCGCGGAAGCTGAGTGCCTTGCATGCCCTGCTCACGCTCGGGCCGGCGGGGGACAGAGGCGGATTCGACCTGGCCGTGGTGCTGGCGAAGGACCTGTGGGACACGCTCTCCGTGGACAAGCGCCGCGCAATCGTGGACCACGAGCTCTGCCACTTCGACCTGGACGGTGAAGGCGGCTTCCTGCTGCGGCCGCATGACCTCGAAGACTTTGTGGAGGTTGTGCAGCGGCACGGCCTGCAATGGCGCGAACAGGTCGCCTACGCGCAGGCGTGCCAACAGAGAACACTGGAGTTTGCCAACGCGGCGAGAGAGGCGGACGCGGAATGAACTGGGTGATGGTGAACCTCCCGTGGATATGGCCGAGCGTGTGCCTGTGGCTGCTGCTCGTGCTCCTCGTCGTGCCCAGGCTCGTGCGGCGCATCAGACCTCGGGGCCGGGAAATCCAACGAAAGGAGGCGTCTGCAACCCTGCGAGCGCCCGGCCCCGACAATCCCAACGCGACGGAGTGTGACCCGACCACGTGTCCCACGCGGGCCATGGGCGGCTGCCCGCGGCCGACCACGGGAGGGCGCCGCTGATGGCGATCTCGGGCACGCTCGTCCGCGAAGTACTGCGACCCGACGGAACGTCAGCCTGGCTGCCGTGCCGAGAGGCAGCCGCGGCGGAGAGACCGACAACCCCTCGGCAGGAGGCGACGACGATGGCGACGGCAGCACAGGAGACGAGGCCGCAGGTCGGCCGCAGCGTGGGCGACCTGATGGGCGAGATTCGAGGGCTGAAGGCCGACGTGGAGGTGCTGCGCCGCCAGGCGGGCATCGTGGCCGACGCCCTGCGCAAGGTGGGCGACTGCATCAGCGAGACGCGGCAGATTCTCGCCGGCGTGCTCGGCCAGGCCGACGAGCGCGAGACGGAGGAGGTCGAGGGCCTTGGCACGATGACCGTGACGGGCAAGGTGCAGGCCACGCGCATCGAGGCTCCGGAGGCCGCCAGCTCGCACGTGGCGCTGGTGCTCGGCCACCTCCAGAAGGTCGGCAAGGCGCAGCGGATCAACACCATCGCCGAGCAGATCGGCCTGACCCACGCCGAGGTCGAGGCCGCGCTCGTGGCGGGCGAGGGCTTCGAGGCGATGGCCCGCGGCTGGTGGCGGGCGCGCTGAACACAACAGGGGAGCCGCGACACAGCAGACAGGAGACAGCGACGATGGCGAAGAAGGCAGCGACGGCAACCGAGTTGGAGGTCCGCAACCTCCCCGTGGGCGACATCGTGCCCACGCCCGACAACCCGCGAGTGATTGACGAGGGCTGCGAGAGCTTCCGCGGTCTGCTCGACAGCGTGAAGGCGAGCGGCGTGCTAGTGCCGGGCCACGTGCGGCCGCACCCGACGCTCAAGGGCAAATGGGACCTGCGGTGCGGCGCGCGGCGGCACCGTGCCTCCGTGCTCGCGGGCAGGCTGACGATGCCGTGCGTGGTCCACGCCACGTGCTCGGACGCCGAGGCATTCGAGATCACGTTCGTCGAGAACTTCGCGCGCCAGGACCTCTCGCCGCTCGAGGAAGGCGAGGCCGTGCGTATCCTGCTCGACAGGTTCCAGGGCGACCACGCGGCCGTGGCCGACAAGCTCGGGAAAACCCGCCAGTGGGTCGCGTTGCGCGAGCGACTCGGCCAGCTCTCGCCCGCCTGGCGGAAGGCGATTGGCGACTCCGCAAACGCCGTCGCCCGATGGGGGGCGTCCAACCTCGCCCTGATCGCCCGACTGGACCGCGAGGTGCAGGACAGCGCGCTGGATACTCTGAGCAGGGACACGCGCTACAACGGCGAGCGGTTCGCCGCCGCGGCGGCGATGCGGCCTGGCCAGCTCGACCAGTGGCTCAACGACGAGTACCTGCACCTGCTCAAGTCGGCGGCCTGGAAGCTCGACGACGCGACGCTGGAGCCCACGGCCGGCGCCTGCACCGAGTGCCCGAAGCGATCGTCGTGCCAGACGAACCTCTTCCACGACGGCGAACTGGCCGATAAGGACGCGAAGAAGCTCGACCGCTGCCTCGACGCGGCCTGCTGGCAGCGGAAGGGCGATGCGATGCTCGCGCGCCGCTACGCCGAACTCAAGGCCGAACACCCCAAGCTCCAGGTGCTCAGGGGCGGCGGCGACTACCGCGCCGTGGAGCGCGAGGCGCAGGCGATGCTCGGGCGGAAGGACCTGTCGGGCATCGGGTGGAGTTCGTCCTTCGAGAAGGCAACGGAGGGCGAGAAGGGGGCCTTCCCCGCCGTCGTGCTGGACGGCAAGGGCAAGAAGGCGCAGGTGCAGTGGCTCAAGAAAGTGAGCCACGCCTCCACGCCCTCGTCGCGCGTGCCCAAGACGGCCGAGGAGAAGCAGGCCGAGGTCGAGCACCGCCGCCGCGCCCGGGCCATCGAGCGACTCCAGGCCGCCATTCCAGGCGTCGAACTCTCCGAGGCCGCCGTGCTCCAGCTCAGCGCCATGTGGTTCTTCGACGAGTTAGGCTGGCGCAGCGACGAGAAGCTGAGGGGCGTCGCACTCCTCAAGGCTTACGTTGCGAAGCAGCGCGACCCGATTGCAGACCTCCGCGAGTTCGTCCTCGCAAACACGGCGGAGGCTCTGTACGTGGACGAATGGGACGAGGCTGAAGGCCTGGCCGCGTACTTTGGCCTGCCCCTCGGCCAGTATCTCGCCGAGGCCGTGGCCGAGATTCCCGACGCCGCGGCGGAGCCGAAGGCGAAGGGCAAGAAGGCCGCGAAGGGCGAGAAGGGCGAGCGCGCCTGCCGCATCTGCGGCTGCACCAAAAGCACGCCGTGCGAGGACCAGGACGGCGAGCCGTGCGCGTGGGTCGAGCACGACCTGTGCTCTGGCTGCATCGAGAAGGGCATCGAGGAACTGACCAACGCTCGGTACACCACGCTCGACAAGAAGAAGATCGCCAAGCTCGACGCGCGCATCGAGCGGCTGAAGGCCGAGCTGGAGATCATCTGAGATGCTGTACGTGCCGGTGCACCCCCAGACGGGCGAGCACCCGGCCTTTCACGCCTGCGGCTACCCGGTGATCGTGGTGCCGTTGAGCGTGCGGAGGCCGAACGGCTGGCGGGTCTATCTGCGGCCCACCTACAAGGACGGCCGCAACCCCGTGCGACGGAAGAGCGTGGTGATGTGCCCGAGGTGCAAGAGGCACATCTTCCCGCAGGACGTGCGCGACGAGCCGCCAGAACGGAGAGAGCCGTGATCAAGTGCTTCTACCACGCCCTCGGCAAGCCCGTGCGGCTCGGAGGCCGCCTGGTCGAGCGCGGCTCGCGCGTGTGCCGCGTCTACAGCGACACCTCGCCCGACGAGTTGATCGCCTGGGGCATCGAACACGGGATCGCCGCCCGCCACGTGCGACTCGCCGACCTGCCGCACTTCCTGTGCTACGGCCATTTCCTCGACCGCTACTGCCAGACCCAGCCAGGCCGCCAGCGCGTCGTGCACCGTCCCGAGTACCAGGCCGACGTGGCCGCGTGGCGCACCCGCAACGGCCGATGGAGCGTCGGCACCTGGCGACGCTGGCTCTACGTCCACGGCCCGCGCCTCGCGGGCAACCTGTGTGGGGTGTGTGAATGAGCATATCGATGTACGCCCGCGTCTGGGAGCACGCCCGTGTCGGCGGCACCGATCTCCTCGTGCTCCTCGCCCTCGCCGAGCACGTGCGGCCTGGCGCCTATCCCTGCTGTTTCCCGTCCAAGGTTGAACTCGCCCGTCTGGCCCGCACCTCGAAGCGCACGGTGGACGCCTGCATCGCTCGGCTGATCGAGGCGGGCGAGATCGTGGAGATCGACTGGCGCGAGGTGAGCGAGGAGGCGACCAGGTGGATCGGCAAGTTCGGCCGATCGAACCTCTACGTCGTCGCCACGGGCGCCGAAGCCGAGGAAGTTACCCACATCGTCTGCACACTCCGCGGGATCGACAGTGCAGATATTGCACGGTCACTCCGATCTCTCGGCTCCGACAGTGCAGGTGACGGTGCAGTCGACAGTGCAGGTGACGGTGCAGTCGAGGGTGCAAGTTCTGCACCCAAATCATGGAACCGGAAGAACCGGGAGAACCGGGAGAACCCCGGAAGAGGGACTCATGGTCCCTCTCAAGAGAAACCCATGAGCGACGGTGCAAGTTCTGCACCCTCGATTTTCGGGGCAGTGCTCGGCCGCATTCTCCGCGGCGAGACCTTCAACGCTCGGCTCGCCGGCATCGAGTACCGCGTCCTGCTCTCCAACGACCGCCGCGCCATCGTCCTGCGCCACCTCGTCAGCGGCGACGAGCGCCGCATCGAGACCGACGCCGACCTGGTCGGCGTGGACCTGCACCCGACACGGAGGGCCATGTCGTGAACACACGTTGCCTGCGCTGCGGTAGTCCCCTCCACGCAGCTGGCATCTGCCCGAACGGCTGCGCCCAACGCGAGCCAGGCGCCCGCAGCAAGCCGCTTCTCGGCTGGATGTGCCCAGTGTGCGGCGGTGTCTACGCCCCGTGGGTAGACCGCTGCCACGTGTGCCTTGGCCGCCGCGAAACGTGGGGGAGCACCAGCACCAACCCGGAGAATCCGCTGAAGGAGAAGCAATGAAACGCCTTGACCCCGCCTCTGAGGACAGCCGCTGCGAGTGGAACGAGGCGCTGGCGAGACTGTGCGGGATGAACCATTGGGCACACTGGCACTGCCACGCCTGCGGGCATGACTGGGTTCGGGAGAGCAAGAATCGGCCGTGCCCGCAGTGCGCCGTAACCTACAGTCAGGCGCGCGTCGAATTTCTTTCGGTGCCCGACTTCTTCGCCGGCCTCAACGCAGACGGCACGTGCAACGAGGCCCTGGTTGACGGCGACCTGCTGTGGAGGGTTATGAGGGCTGTTTGGGCCAAAGTGTTGAACCTTGAGATAGAGAAGAAGTTTGCGTCGCTCCAATGGCGAGTGTGGGTCGAACCCGATCCAGCAACGCTGTTCGGCAGAGGGTGGGGCACCAGCCTTCACCCCATCGTCGCCCTTGCCCTGGCTGCTCACGAGGCGGGGCTGCTGGAGGAGAAGGCCAATGGCTAGCGTGAAGTGGTGGGACCGCGTGTGGAACCCCTGGCGCGGCTGCACCCCCTGCCGCCGCAAGTGCGCGGCCTGCTACAACCGCGCGCCCGACTCGTGGTTCAGCAGGTACGGGCATGACCCGTCAAAGGTCGTGCGGGCGAGCCGTGCGACGTTCCGCGCCCCGCTGCGCTACCCGCCGGGCACCGTCGTTGCCGTGTGCCTGCTGAGCGACTTCTTCCACGAGTCGGCGGATGCGTGGCGGGATGACGCCTGGGACGTGATGTGTCGGGCAGTATCACGCGGCGTTGGACCGTTCGTCATTCCAACGAGTCGTCCACAGCGGATCGTGCCTCTCCTGCATAAGGAGGGCAAACGAGCGCGCCAGCCCTACGGGGCCTTTTGGGGCAACATCTGGTTCCTCTGCTCCATCGCGGACCAGGCGGACGCTGACGAGCTTCTGCCTGAGTTCCTCAAGGTGCCCGTTGGGCATCTCGGCGTGAGCCACGAACCGGCCCTGGGCGTGGTGGACTTCTCGCCGTGGCTACAGATTGGTCGGGATTGCTACCCGTGCGCGGACCAGCGATGCGAAGAATGCGGGCCGCACTATGATTGCCGCGACCGCCACATCGAATGGCTCATCTGCGGCGGGTGCAATCACACGGGCGACCCACGGTGGGTGATGCCAATCGAGGCGGCCCGCACCGACCGTGACCAGGCCAGGGCGGCGGGCATCCCGTTCATGTTCAAGGGGCACGGCGAGTGGCTGCATGAGTCGCAGGCGCGATTCATCTGCCGGCCGAGCGCTGGCCGCGATGGGTATCATCACGTGGGCAGCGCCGCAGCGGGCCACCTTCTCGACGGCCGCGAGTGGCGCGAGACACCGTTCCCGCTGATGGAGACGGAGACCTAGCATGCGGGAACCGACCGACAGAGAGGCCATTGCCCTGTATCTGGTGGCTGGCATCGGGGATGACTTGATCCCGCCCCCGCTGCACAAGGAGGAAGAGGCACTGATGGCCGCTGAGGAAATCCGTGCCGTTTTGGCCGCACAATCCGACCGCGCTGGCGGCCAGTTGGTCGCGGGCTGGGGCTGCTGGGATAGGACCTGCACTGCGACCCGCTGGGCGCGGTTCGTGCGGCGGCTGTGGGCGGGCGTGTGCGAGCATGGCATCAGCCTTCACGCCCCGTGGTGCGCGTACGGCGATCCGTCTGATGCAGCAGGCCCTCGACTACAGGGAAAGGACTCGAAGCATGAGTGAGCCGCTGACGAACGAGGAACTGGACAAGCGCCTCCGTTGCCTCGGAAGCATCCAAGGCGCTGTGGGCATGATGGCCCCCGTGGTAGCCCAGGCCCGCGAGGCGAACGCCCTGCGCGCCCGCGTGGCTGAGCTTGAGCGCGAGCGCGACGAGGCGCGCGAGTTCGTTGAAGCGGGCGTCTGCGGCTTCCTTATGACGCGCTGCGCGGCCTGCGGGCACAGGTTACGCGCCGACCTGCCCGCTGACTCTTGCCCGCAGTGCGGGGCTGCTGCGCCAGTCCCTTGGAAGGAGCCGCAAACCTATCCTGACAACTGCGAATGCGAACGCTGTGTCTCTGCCAGAAAGGCCCGCGAATGACCCCCACCGCTACGGCAAGCGACAGGAGCGAACCCATGCGTGAGCCGCTGACCGACGCCGACCTGGTCGGCGTGGACCTGCACCCGACACGGAGGGCCATGTGATGGCGACGACCTTCTGGCTCGTCACTGTCGGCTCGCTCGTGGGCGCGTGGCTCAACGCCCGACAACGGCGGGCTGGATTCGCCGTGTGGATGTGCACCAACACGGCTTGGGCGGTCAAGGCGGCGAGTGCCGCCGACTGGCCGCAGGCCGCCCAGTGGATCGCCTACACGCTCATCAGCCTGCACGGCTGGATCGTGTGGGGACGGAAGGAGAGGGCATGACACGACTGCACCGCATCATCGAGGCGCTCCGCGGCCGCGGCTACTGGCGCGATGCCGCGTGGCTCATCCCGCTCCTCCTCGCCCTCTACGCCCTCGCGTGGGCACTCCTGCCAGGAGGCGGCCGATGAGCACGACCACCAGCTACGCCGAGAGGCGTGTCCTCGCCTACGTCTCGCGGTCGCAGCTCGACCGCTGCACCTGCACGCTGATCGGCGAGGCCACCTTGCGGCGGCCTGACGACCGCAGGGTGAACCGCCAGAGCTACGCGCGCCCTGCGGGGGCCGTGCTCGCTCGGCTGGTCGACAAGGGCCTCGTGTGCACAGCTCTCACGCGGCGAGCCGACGGAAAGGGCGAATGGAACTGGCGTCCCACCGCCTTGGGCGAGCGGTACCTCGCCACGCACTGCCTGGTCTGCGCCGCCGAGGTGCCCCGCCGTGAGACCGACGGCCCGTGGGTCTGCGGCGAGTGCGCGTGTGAGGAGGAGTGTGCCTGGTGAAGCCCCTGTCGGCCGTGGCCAAACACCCCGGATGCTACAGGATTGTCGGCTCAGGACCAGACGGCCTCGCGTGTCTGATCCTGCATCCGAAGGGCCACCTTCTGCAGGTGATCGCCTCGACTGGCGGCGGATGGGACCACGTGTCCGTGTCCCTCGAAAGCAGGTGCCCGAGTTGGGACGAGATGGCCTTTGTCAAGGGCATCTTCTTCTTCCCCGAGGAACCTGCGATGGAGTTGCATCCCCCAGCCAGCACGTATCGGAACCTGCACCCGTTCTGCCTGCATCTCTGGCGGCCGCAGCGTCGCGAGATTCCACTGCCGCCACTGGAGTTCGTGTGATGCCCACGATGAGCTCGGCATGGCATATCGCCCGCGAGAGCCGCCGCCTCCCCCGCGCGCGGCAGGCGTTTGAGCGTTGGATCGCTCTCCGCACGGGCGACGTGGGGAGGGCGCTCAGGATCATCGAGGAGCGCGAGCGGGCCATCGAAGCCCTGCCCCTCGTCGAGTTCAAGGGGCGGCCGCTCCGCCAGGTCGTCTGCGTCGCGTGTGGCCAGCCCCGCAACTACTGGCCCTCTCACCTGTGGAGCGTCGTGGACCTGACACAGGTGGTCTGCCCCTGGTGCTTGCTCAAAGGCTGATGCCGATGGGTAATGACTGGCTTCACGACAAGACACTCGACCAGCACAAGGCGATCCTGCGCGACTGGCTGAGGGACCCCGACGGGAACACGGACACGCGCGCGATGCGCGGGTGCGTCGCGGAATGGCTCGCGCAGCTCGAGGCCGAGAACCTGGCGCTGCGGAACTTCAAGAACACCGTGGACCGCGCCTCCGAACTCTACGAGGGTGCGCTGCCCTGGCAGCCGACCAGTTGACGGAGGCGCCCCGTGGCCGTCGAGCCCGACTACCTCACCGCCGCTCAGGCCGCCCGCGTGCTCGGGATCACGCCCAGGCGATTCCGCGAACTGCGCGCCGAGCATCCCCTCGCCTGCTACCGATTCGGCGGCGACCACGCGCATCCCCGATTCCGCCGCGCCGACCTCGACCTGTGGGCCGACCGCTTCCGCCACGAGCCCGCGGCGCTGCCCCTCCCGACCGCGTCGAAGCCAACGCCACGCGCCCGCGGGCGCCGCTCGTGGCGCGAGATCGTAGGCCGCGCCCTTGACAACGCCCCTCCACGCGATACACTGGGAGACGGCGTGTTGCGTCCCAACAGCGAGAGGAGCGCGTGACGATGGGACGCATCGTGCAGATCCGTGGCCGCTGGTATGCCGAGTACTGGCACCCGGCCCAGCGGCGCAACGTGAGGAAGCGAGTGGACGGCACTCGGCGGCAGCGCGAGAGCTTCCTGCTCGACTGCCAGTTGCAGGCCCGCCGCGAGGCCGCGGGCCTCCAGAGCGCCGCAACCAACCACGTGGAGATCGAGCCGCTCATCTCGGCCTGGCGGAGCCACAACGCGGGGCGCACCCGCAAGCGCACGTGGGAGAGCTACGCCCTGGGCCTCGCCCGAGTGCTCGACTGGCTCGAGCCGCGCACGCGGCCGCACCTGGTCAGCGACCTTCGCCTGGCCGACATCGAGGCATTCAAGGCGGCGGCCCTCGCCGGCGGCGCCGCCCCTCGCACCGTCGCCATGCGGGTCGGCGCCCTGAAGCAGATGCTTCGCTGGGCGCTACGCGAGGGGCGCATCGCCTCCAACCCCCTCGCCGCCTGGCAGCCGCCTCGGGGCGACAAACGCACCGTGAGACGGGCACTCACGGCGTTCGAGTTCCAGCAACTGCTCAACGCCAGCCCGCCCGAACTGGCCGACGTGTGGCGATTCTTCGTCGCGACCGCAATGCGGGCCGGCGAGGTAACCAGCCTGGAGTGGAACGACGTGGACGCTGACAACCATCGCCTCCGCGTGCGAGCCGAGGTCAGCAAGAGCCGCCGCGACCGCTGGGTCTACTACGGCGACGCCGTCGCCGCGATCCTCGCCAAGCAGCGGCTCCACCTGGCCGAGCGGCCCGACACCGAAACGGCCAGGCGGCTCGTCTTCGTCAGCCCGAGGGGAGCGGCCTGGGGCGACCGCCTCTCGCGGAAGTTCCGAGCCTGCCGCGAGGCGGCCAAACTCCCCGACGGCCTCGACCTCCACTGCCTGCGGCACACCGCCGCCACGCACTTGATCGCCAGTGGGGCCGACGTCAAGACCGTGCAGAGCCACCTCGGCCACAGCTCCGCCACCGTTACCCTGGACGTCTACGCCCACGCCTGGGAGGCCAACTCCCGGCGGGCCGCGGCGTCCCTCGACGGCCTAGCGGGAATGGCCATTGAGACACCCAGCGCGCGCGGGGCGCGCGCAGCGGCAGAGACCGCATGA